CTACATTTGTTAATAAGCATAAACTTATTAGTAAACATTTTATTTTAACCATTTTTTCTACTTTCTACTTAAAATTTATTTAAAATTAACTACAAATATGAAAAGCAAGATCATGCATCTCTTTATTTTTTGTTTCATATAATGTAGTGTCTAATTAATACATGTATTGTGTGACCAAAACAAGAGGTTTTGAGGGATAAAAATCAGGAGGATTAATTGACACAAAAAAAGGTCGCTATTTACTGTCGTGTTTCAACCAAAGATCAATCATGTGAGCGTCAAGAAAAAGACTTGATCGCTTTTAGTGAAAGATTAGGTTACGAAATAATTGGTATATATAAAGAGAATGCTTCTGGCGCCAAAAATGGTCGAGCCATTCGTAAACAAGTTATTGAGTTAGCAAAACAAAGATATATAGATAGCATTTTGGTAACCGAACTTAGTAGATGGGGAAGAAGTACTATTGATCTCGTAACAACTTTACAACTTCTTCAATCTTATAATGTCTCGCTACTTGCTCTAAATGGAATGCAATATGATTTATGTACAGCTCATGGAAAAATGATTGCGTCTGTTTTTGCATCCATTGCAGAATTCGAACGTGATTTAATTCAAGAACGTATTATGTCCGGTATTGCATTAGCTAAATCTAAAGGGATGATCCTTGGTAGAAAAACAGGATTTCGTCCTACTTCTGATAAAGTAAAAAAACTTGTATTAAAAGCTAGAGAAAATGGCGATACCATCAGAAAAATTGCTAAAAACCTTAAAATATCACCTGGAACTGTTGTGGGGATAATTAAACGGAATAACAATGAGCAAACACTTGACACACTCAAAAGTTATACATAACATGAGGCTACCATTAAAACACATAAAGCATTGACGTTTTAATATTTCATAGATTAACTTCCTTAAAAAAAGCAGCATGTAGCTGCTTTTTTTATTATTGTTTAAGCAATAGGAGGATAACCATACTTTTTAAAATAATCATTTAAAGCATCTTGCATAACATTTTTGATAAAATTTTTACGTAGATCTAATTTAATTTGTTCAATTTGAATATGAACTTCTATGGGAAGTTTTACAGATAAATATTTATATTCTTTTTTATTAAGTACGTATTCTGAATTTTTTTTTCTAATAGTAATTTGAGATGTCATAATAATTAATAATTAATTTAATGTATATCATTATATATAAATTTATAAATAACTATCAATCGCTATAACTTACTTTTTATAAAATTAAAAAAAGATAACACGTTGATGTTATCTTTTTTTATGGAGTTTTATAAAGTTTTATGAATAAAAAATATTCACAAATAAATTTTGTAATCATTTTTTTGCATTGTCAATGTCATTAATATATAAACATAATTTAGATGATGAATCAAAAAACATAATTAAAAAAATAAGTTCGTATCATAATTGATTCTAAATAAAACGTATAAAGTGTTTTCCCATTTTGAAATGTTTTATAAATTGATTAATTTATTTGATACGCTCTGTTTGGAGTCATCATAATATGTAACTTTTTTTGTTTTTTTTCAGATTCTTTAGTTTTTTCATTTTCACGACTTAAATGGCGGAATACAGGGCTTTTTAAAAGTAAATTTGTACGATTATAAAGCGTTTTACCATTTTGAGCCTTAGCCATTTCATTCATGCGTTTTAAGAAAATCGGATCAGTATAAGCCTTGGCATCTAAACGATATAAACCGTTTTTAAATAATTGTTCCATAACACCTTTAACATTACCTTTTAAAGCTGACGATAATATATCTTCTCTGGCTTTTGTGCTTGTTAAAGTATGAGCAGAACGAGATACGTTAGATATTTTTTCCATCACATCTTTATTTTCACCAATAAGATCCATGGTACCTAAAAAGTTTTTACGATCTGGTTTATGCATACTTTGTAAAAATTCTGCCTGGACCCCAGGTTCAAGTTTTTCCCATCTGGTATAAGCATGATTTATGTTAAATCTACCCTGCTGCTTTCCTAAATGTTCAATTACAGATTCGGCAAGTCTGTTTTGTTCTTCTTTAGGTAAACCCATACGTGTTACATGAAGATATTTGGGATCTTTTGAAATTAGCTTTTCAAATGCAGCTGCATCATTTGAACTTTCCGTAATATCATAAATATATTTCTTAAAGTTTTTTTCATCTTTGCTAGCGTATTGACGATAAACTTCACGTGCTTTTTTTGCGGCATGCTTTTCAGTTGTAGTTCCTGCTTCTTCCATAAAATCATGGCGTTTTCGTGATAACATATCATAAATATAAGAAGAATCACGATATTCAGGGGTTCCACGTTTAGCATTATCTCGTAAAGATTTTGCTTCTCGACGTAATGATTCTAAACCTGCATATCCAACAAGTTTATTAGGTGTTCCAATTTTTTCAATAATTTCATCAGAAAATCCTTGTTTGCGAGGATTAGAAATATCTTTTGCAGTCAAAGAAGATTCCGCATAATCTTCAATTTGTTTTCTAAAGTGTCCTAATGGAGTTTTTTCAAAATCTTTCAATTCTTTGGTTTTTTTAAGACCTTTTGCTCCTGCTGATAATTTATCATGAATATCAGAAACATTTACTAATTCACGGTTTTCAATAGCTTGTTGTTCTCGACCTTCAAACTTATTTTGATAATGTTCAAATATATCACTAATACGCTTTTTATAACCTTCAGCGCCTTCTCTAGCAATTGATTTATCTATATTGCGCACCGTTCTTTTTAAATCTTCTGGTTCGCTTACACCTAAATTTTTAGCAATTGCTTCTTCTCTTGATTTATATGATTTAGCAAATTCATCACGAGAACTAGGATGATGACGTAAAATTTCTTCTCGTGCTTTTGTGCTATCTTTTTTACTAACTTGTCCTGCTGTTACAGGTAGTCCTAACTGTTCATTTCTAGCATATTGTTCAGGATTTATTCCTAATCTTTTAGCATATAAACTAGCAGCGGCATTTTTAGTACTTTCAATAGGGTGACGCATACCTTTACCTATTGATTTAATGGCTTGAGGTGCAACCTGAGCACCAACACCACCTGCCAAACCAGCCGCTAATGCTGCTACAATTGATGGATCTTCATTTTCATCAAGATATTGTTGCATAGCCAATGAAGATCCAGCACTACCTGCTAAATTTCCAGCGGTCGGTGCATAAGTTTTTGCACCTAATGATGCAAGTTTTTCAGCACCCTTTTGTATGCTTTTTTTTGCACCCGTTCCCGCAATATTTTTAGCCAAATTTCTAGTCAATGTACCTGTTAATGAAGCACCACCAGTAACAGGCGCTAAAGCAAGAGGAGCAATACCTTCCACTACGGCATCCGCTGCTCTTTCAAATCTTGATCGAGGTTTTAATTTACCACTTGTTATTTCATCAATTTTTTCTTGAACCCGTTGAGCAACCGGTTCATAAAATAAAGGATCTTCTTTAAGACCAGCTGCATGTAAACCCATAGCTGCTAAGTTTGGAATATCAGCAAGACCCGCTATTCCAGTTGCAACTCCTCTGCCTGTACGTCCTAATTGACGCAAAGTTTCTTCGCCAAAAGAAGATTCGTCTTCTAATGATTGTTCAGGAACAAACCCTAAATCATTTTGAGTAGCATATGGAACAAATCCTAAATCATCATGCGGCACGTTTGTATCCTCTTGCTAATGCTTTTTCAAGATTATGTGCTGGTAATTTTCCAGGAATCCCTTCGGGAGAAATAACACTAACCATTCCATCAGATATTTCTGTTTCAGGAGATTCTTCATGATCTTGCCGTATGTTCTGAATATCTTCCATGGTGTAACCAGCAGCTAATAAAGTATCAATGCTATTTTGTTCAATATCATCTACGCCTTCAGCCATCATTTTAAGAGCCATCTTATTAGCTTCAGGATAATTATTAACATTAGGTTTTGTTGATTCAATTCTTTTCATAAACTCTTCAGATCTTGGAATGTTTTTCATTCCTTGATGCATATCTAATATAAGTTTATTGGCGCCCACTTCCATTTTGTTAGCATCTTCACCTTTTAGATAACCAGAATTTAATAAACCTCTGACAGGACCTGTTTTAATTTTAGAACTCAATTCACTAAGGGTGCTAAGTTCCCTTTTCATGGATTTAGATCTTCTTAATGCAGCAACAGCTTCTCGTGCAGCTTTTCGATCTGTTATAGAACCACCACCAGGTCCATTAGATCCAGAACCACCACGACTTTCTTGTAAACTTTCCATCGCCTTATTATGACGTGATGTTTCACCAAGTGTTTCACTATGATGTTTATTTTTATATTCTAATTCAGCCAAAAAATTCTGTTGTTTTACACGACTAGCTTGTACTTGTTGGATTAAGTTAAGGCCGCGCGCACGTTTTACCGCATGTGCTTCTTGATGTGCTAAATGTGTATCAGCCATATCTCCAGCTATTCCTGGCATGCCAGTATAACGTTCTGCTATTTTATCACCAGCTTTAGCTATTCCATGTAAAAGAGCTTGTTGAGGATTATATGGTTCATTCATTAATGATTGAGCTTCTTGTTCTATTAATTGTGTTTGTGGATCATTTTCAACCTTAGGAAGAACAAATCCACCAGGAGCATATTTTTGAATTAAACCCCCACTTTTTCGTTGTTGTAATTGTTGTGGATACATCATAGCTGTTGCCATATTTCCAATGCCACCTGCACCAATAGCAGCATAATTAGGTTGTTGAGATATTTGTTGATGCGTTGCATAAGATCCTGTTGGAATACCTCTAGAAGCTCCTAATTGTCTTTCAATCATTTCTAAAGGATATTCTTGCTGTCTTAATGCTTCTCTTTGCATTTCCTCTAATCTTGATCCTTCAAAATTTTGTTCTTCTGCGCCTAAAGTTCTTGCTGCTTCAATTTTAGCTAAATCAGATCCTATTTTTGTTTTTTCTAAATTAGCTAATGTTTCAGCGCCTCTAGATGCTTCTTGCTGTTGTTGATTTAACATTTCAGCAGCACCTTTAGCTGCAAACAATTGACGTGTTCGTTGCTGTCCTGCTTCTTCTAATCCTTTTTCGGCTGTTTTAGCTTCCAAATTAATAAGGTTACGTGAAACATCTTTATGAAGATTACTAAGCACTTTTTCATTATGAGTACGTCTTTGTGGACTATTCCAAGATCCGCCCATATATCCTAAATTGGCTTTTGGTAAAATATTACTAAGATAATTTTCTGTCATTTCATCAAGAACAGAACGGCTCATTCCACGATATTTATCAGATAAAAAGCTTCCTATTTCGTGAGCATCTCTTAAAGGAGATTCGCCTACGTCTAGTGTTTTTGCTAAAATCATATCGCGTAAATGTTTATTCTTTGAAGAAAAACTTGCTTTAATTTCTTGTTCCCCAAGACTAAAATTATCTCGTAAAGCTTCATCAACCATTGGGTCAAAAGATTCATGTCTCAATGTTTCAAAACCTGGCTCAATATCTGGAAATTTTTCTGCTTCATTTATGCCAACATCCATTATGTGTGGTGCTATAGGTATAGCAGGCACAGATCTTTCAGCTTCCTCTATAATTTCTGGATGTTCTGTAAGATATTTTTCTTGGTATTGTTTTGCATACCGCATAATTAGAGCACGTCTTTGTGCCATATTAAGTTGCATTACATCTGATGGTGGAGTACCCAATAATCCTTCAAGTCTAAGTATTTCGGCGCGACGCTGAGCGTAATTTAAGCCCGTAACTTCATCTAGAGAAGGGGCACCTTTTAACGGACCAGAAGTTGGAATTCTACTTTCTGCAAGTCGTTGAACTTGTAAATTACGTTGTCTTTGTTCTTCGTTCCTATCTGCTGCTACTTGTGGTGCTGGTGCTTCTTGTTGAGCGCCTAATCTTTCATTTTGCTTAATTATTTTATAAATTTGTCTTTGTTCAGCAGCTTGACGTCTTTGGTCTTGTGCCTTTTCCTCAACATTATGACTGAGGGTTCCCAACATTTTCATAACTTCATCAGATACATATTTTTGTATAGGCGTACGTGCTGCAATCTTAGATGGTAATCTTTCATAATCTCGTGCTGCAAGATCTGCTAATTGCTGTAAAATAGCATGTTCATATCTTGTTATATGTCCAGGTCTGCCTTGGACAGTTGCATCAACATCACCAATTGTTGCCCGTAAAGATCCTGGCATATCCTAATTCCTTTTATGCTATGTTCATGTATTCTAAAGGATGTTTTGCTTTTGGAGGCAAACCTAATCCATTACTATTTTTATGAGAACGCACTTGTTTGACCATATTCTCAAAAACTTTTGCACCTTTGTCGATGCTTCCACCACCCGCTAAAGCTACAGTTATTGGATCAAACTTAAATTCTTCATTTGCTAAATATACAGGTGTATTTTTTGAATCACCTTTAATGAATTTTTCTACATGCTTTACTACATGAATTGGTTTAGATTTTTTAATATGTTTTGCTACTTCTTCTAAAACTTTGATTCCAGAAGAAGAAGACCCATCTCCTAAATTTGCTGTTGTGCTAGCATCAATGATATAAGAACCAGACGGAATTTTGGTTTTGATTTTGTCATCTTGACCATTACCAGGACCATAAATACCTGTACTTTTAGTAAATGAACCTAAATCTTTGTGTTTAACCAATCCACCCTTTTTATAATATTCTGGTTCATCTAAATAATAATTTTCATTGTTTTCTAGATCATAGGCGGGATTTTTTAATAAACGATTACGTCTTCCCATTTTAATATCGGGAAGATCAAAACCAAGATCATGACGCACTCGTTCATTTTCTTCTTTTTGTGCTTGTACTAACTTGTTATGTTCTTTTATACGTTGTTTTTCTGCCAACATATTCAGACCTGTCATACCAAGCATTAACGCAGCTGGATTAGATGCCAAAGAAGATGCAGCTTTTCCTAATGATCCAAAAATTCCACTACCGGTTCCAGCACTTGCCGTAGCATTACTAACTGCTGGTAAAGCAGCGCCTTTAGCTGCAATCAATTGTCCGTTTGTTCCGTATGCCGGAGCCATATTAGCTCCAATAGTACCTGATCCACCTAATAATGATCCCAAAGCATTTTCTCCACCAAAAAATCCACCTGTGTATGGTGCAGAAGCACTAACGCCCATAGCTTGTCCTAATCCCTGAACACCATAAGCTGCAGCACCTACTCCAAGTCCACGAGATAAAGATTTATTTATACCCGCTCCTGTTACCATGTTTCCTAACCCAGCACCTAGTCCTGCACCTAATGGACCTCCAATTATTGCTCCTCCAATTGTTCCAGCAATTCTTACGCCTTCTGGGCCAAATGCTTTTTTTACACCGTGAATTACAGCTTTTACAGGATTATGAATAACCCTTTTAACAATTTTTACTATATTTTTAAAAAGACCAAATTCTAATAATCCAGTTTTATCATTAATGGAATATCCCCCATTAAGATCAATTAAAAATTCAGCAAGATTTTTGGGAATAAGTGCTAATTCGGTATCTCCACCTTCTCCCATATTCGCAAGCGTTTTTGCAGGAGGTTCTTTTTCTTGAGGTGCTTCTCTAAATGGCAAAGAATTGTCTTTAGCAGTTTTATAAATATTGTGAAGATCTGGAGAAACTTTTCCATCATCACCCAATTCTTCTTGGACGTGCCTAAAAATTTCTTGAATTTTAGGATCTTCAATAACGATAGAAAGTTTAGAATACTCTCTTAATCCTGTATCATCATCAATAGAAGGACCACCTTGAAGATTATCTAAACCTTCAAGTTCTCCTTTGGTAAAATGACACAATAAAAGCTCAACACCTGGGATTTCAGTTGGACTTTCTACACCATTATCAATAGCTTGTTCTTCCATAATATCTCCTTATTGATAGTAAGAATAAGGTTGGTAAGAAGGTTGTTGTTGATATTGGTTATACATTTCCTTTGCTTGTTGACCCATTTGATTCATTTGATCACGTCCTTGGTTATACATTTGACGCCCTTGGTGTGCATACTGATTACCCATTCCTTGAGCTTGATTGTATATATCTTGGCCGTATCCTTTTGCTTGTTTACGTGCATTTCCATAAGCTTGTTGACCTTGGTTATACATATTTTGTCCATACTCTTGTGCACGGCCATACATATTTTGAGCTTCATTTTGTGCTTGATCATACATACCCTGAGCTTTGTCTTGAGCTTTTCCGTACATATTTTGTCCATACTCTTGTGCACGGCCATACATATTTTGAGCTTCATTTTGTGCTTGTCCCAACATGCTATTAGCCTGATTTTTCAAATCATTTACAGAACTTTTTGCTTTTCCAGCAAAACCTTTTATATGTTTTAAAAAACCAGGCGCAGCCTTAGCAATAAAAGGAAGTGCTGCAGCCGCTGGTCCCATTATTGGTAATGCAAGAGCAGATGCTGCTGTGCCTAACATTCCACGTGCCGTAGGACTTAAATTCCCAAAAGTTTTTCCAATTCCAGAAACGCCTTTAATAATCCCTTTTGGAACACGCATAATAGTTTTGCCAATACCACCTAACATATTTCCTAAAGAAAAATATTCAGGATGACCGTCATAAGGATTACGTGTTTTATGACCTGCTAATTTATCAAGTAATTGACGTGTATGAGGTCCAATAAAAGCCATTTCTGTATCGCCATGACGTCCATTGTGTGCCATTCCTTGTATAGAACCACCTTCTGCATGATGGCTTGCACTATGTTCATGAATAAGTTTTAGCAAATGAGGATTTTTTAAAAGCGCTTCTAATCCTTTGTATGATCGAATCCCCGTTTTATTATGACGTTCAGATCCACCCTGTAAATGATCTAATGCATCTAATTCTTTTTTAGAAAAATGAGCAGCTACATAACTATTTTTAACCCGACCTCCCCGTTTAAAATTTTGTTGAGGTTGTTGTGGATTAGGTTGACTTTGTGCCGACATATTTGCCTGAAATGGTGATTGTGTCGGAGCAGAATTAACAAGTTGTCTCGTAGGAAAATTCATTCCCTGCATTGGGTTTGGATTTAGATTAGGGTACATAATAAAGCTCCAGTATACAAAAATAAAAACAAATACTTAATTAAAAGTATATAGTTATATTGGATTATTTTCTACACATAAATACTTTGGTTTATTATGGAATATCAATAACAATTTGATAAAAACGAATTGCCCATTGCCTCCAATCTTCATTTTTTGGATATCCAAGTTCAGTCGGAAGCGGAATGCCAGGAATTGTATTGCTATTAATAACTTGATTTGCCCATTGTCTCCATTGATTTTTAGTTCCGGCAATTGGAATGTTGTACATACTTAAATCATTTCGAATATGGTTAGCCCAATCATTAAAATCTAAATTAATTGGCAATGCTAAATTAGGCATAGTTATTAAGGTTGCACATCGCCAACTTCCCAATCAAATAAGGTTTTTCCACCTTGAAAAAAACCACCCAATTCGTTGCTTTGAAATTTCAAAGCTACTTGTCTACCTTGGCTTGCCATATCTACAAATTGCGTAAAAGAATTAAAAGGGTAAGGACCATCAATAATAGCGTTTCCATTAATATAATCTGCAGCCCACATCATATTGATAAACCATAAATCCATATTACCAATCATTGAAAAGTTTGGTTCTACACGACGGTTGCGAATTAAACGATTTTGACTGTCTGGTTGAGAGCAAATATCTGTAATGTGATGCGTATAATTGCTTAAAATAGGCGTCAATTTACCAGAAATATCTTTGTCATTTCCTATTTCATGCTGCCAAAGAAGATAATAATTTTCTACGCCCCTGCGTGTAGTAATAGCTGTAGATTGAGAATCAGCTAATAAAGGAAAAGGAAGCACATTTGCTGATACACCTGTTGAACGTCCATTTAATGAATCAAACCAAAATCTTCCTACATAATTATAGGCAATGAATGCATTATTTTCTGTACTATCTCTAGTCGGATAATACCAAATAATTTCATCGTATCGTGAATTTACATATCCGAATATTTTGTTACGCTGTTCAAAATTTACATTGTTAAAAAACCAATGTCTATTCATGGTATTAGGGATAGTTTGCACAACGCCATCAAACATATAAAATTGGTCAGTACCAATCCAAAAATATGTTTGTTTATAACTAACAACACTTGTATTAGAAATAATGCTTATGTTGTTATCAATGGTTGTAGAGGCAAATACATAACTTGTAACTTCTGCTGTTGTTATTGCACTGTATGTTACACGAATCAAACTATTTAATGACCAAAATAGTCCAGTAGGAACACTTGCACCAATGATAGATGTTCCATAAACAATTTTGGTGTTAGCAATTGTGTTTTCTAAAGGATTATTCGAAGAATCATGCCATGTATTTAAAGGATCAGCCGCATTTGGATCTGTCCATTGAATTTTTCCATTATTTCCATAAGCAACCAAAATAGGGGAAAGAAAAACAATACCCCCACTACATTGAATCGTACCTAATTCGCTGTCTATGATAGGAATTAAAGGTAAATTATTAGTGATACTTCCATAATAAATAGGACCTTCTACAGCATTGTTAATTGATGATGCATTAGGACATACCTGAGCAATAATTTGAGATTCAAGATATGCATCGGTAAAGTTAGTAAATAAATCAAAACTCCAAGAGTTTTCTAGATTAAGATCCAAACTTGTTGGAGTTCTATCAACTTCATTTGTAAGGTTAATATTTATGTTACCGCTAATGGGAAGGGATACATAACTTAACGATTCACTTCGTCCTAAATATATTTGAACGTCATTATCTAAAGGAGCAGAATACATGCTACGGATAATTTGATTTGTCCCATAATTAACAGCTTTGTAACCACCCATTTTTCTAGGTTTGTTGTTGTAAAATCTTGTCCATTGTCCATCAATAAAATTTGTTGAATCATAACCAGTACCATCACGCTGAATACCTGGATCGCTTTGTAATACCTGACATTTGTAATTATTCATATGCCCTACTTAACCACCCATTTAAAAATTCATTGTTAGAAGATTTTAAGGCGCAAAGAACACGGTAATAGCCCGCTGCTTCTGATTTAAAACTACATAACAGTAAATCCTGATTACTGTTCATTATAACTTTTAAACTTTTAGGACCTAAATATCCATCTTCTACAAGTGGGGATCCAATTGATCTACAAGCACGTTGCAAAAGTCTATTGGCTTGGACATTTCCCATATTGACACTTAAATCGAAAATTTTTATAGCAATTAATGGTAGTTTTGTTGAAATTAATGGATATGCTGTATTTTCCCAATATTGTTTTTTGTAAATATCTATTGCTTGATTGCGCGTAATATTTTTTATATCTAGATGGGGATAAATTCTTTTAGATATACCAAAATTTGTTTCTCCACCAGGGTCATAAGGGTCATTAACATAACCCCCTTCATTTTCTAAAACATTTTCAATGGCTTGATTAAAAATATTATCTAAGGAGCCCATGTTGGTAATCCTCCTGCTAGCGTTAAAACACTCCCATCAGCACCAGGAGCAAGATTTATCCAATTAGCACCATTAAAGTAAAGAATGGTTCCTGCTGCAGCTGCGGGAGTTAAAATCCAATTAGCACCATCATATGCAAGCATGTTTCCAAGTGCAGCAGGGTTCGGCAATAAGGCATTTAAAGTAGCAGTTCGTTGAGTGAAATTTGCAGTTTGCGCAAATGTCATTGCACCAGTAGTTGCAATAGAAACTGCTAAATTTCCATCATAAGAAACTGTTGCTGGAGTTGCATCATTAACAGTTATTAATAAATTGTTTGCTGCAGGTGATGAAAGCGTTAAAGCTGTCGATGTAACGCTTGGAACCGATAGTTTTAAATTTCCAGTAGTTGTACCATCAAAATATGACAAAGTTAAATTTGTAGCTGAAGTTGATATTGAACCGGTTAATCCACCAACAGTAAAATCTAATACAGCCTCTGCATTATCTATGTTTAAAGCTAAGGTATTTCCACTTGTTGGTTCTATAAATGTAGAATTAGTTACACCACCAGACGTAACTAAAGTATTACATACTGCAGCATTTCCACCAAAAAAACCTAATTTTCCTGGATTGACCAATCCCATACCAAAATCAGTTCCCGTATCAAAAGTATAAACGGGATAATCTGATGAACCTGAATTAGCTAATATTTTTGGATTAATGTCAGTTGTTCCATCAAAAGTGGCAACTTGAACTGCATTTGCTGAAATAGATGGCTGAAAAGCATTTTCTAAATAAAAACCCGATGTTTCATTAGACGAAAATGAAAGAGAAGGTGCAGCTGCTGTTCCATTTGCAAGAAGTAATTTTTGTAAAGATAAGATAGATGGAATAGTAAACAAAGATAACTGATTTGTCGTTGGATCATTAGCTGCATAATAAATTAATTTTGCACCCATTGGGACTACTATTGGGGTACCTACAGGGGTAACCGGAAACCCTAAACTTAATGAAATTGATGAACCATTTGTAGTGCTACAAAAATTTGCTACATACCAATTTCCTGAATTATTGCCATAATAAATAACAATGTTTCCTGTAATTGGATCATCAGAGTAAAATTGTTGGATAAATGCATTAAGTTGACTGGCGCTAAGAACTAAAGTCCCTCCTGTGGAAGCTATATCCGTCAAATCAACTGATACAATGCTATCGAGAAAAGATGTTCCTTGCCCTAATCCTAATGTCCACCATTTATTAGTATCTATTGCATCATTAATTAATGTAACCGTTTGAGAACTTCCTAAAGAAAAAGTTGCAGAATTATTAACAATTCCGGTGAAGAAAACATCACCAGTTCCTATATTGTTAAATGAAACACTAAATCCACCACGATATGCACCAAGAGTGATTGTTACTAACCCAGTGCTATTAATTAAAATTAACCCTGATTGATCAGCGTCTACAATTGTGTAATCTGCTGTAATTGTTTTGGGAGGAATAACTGTATTAAGTCTTGTAGCAACTGCCTCTAAGCCTTTTCCTGCTAAATCTGCAGCAGTAGCTTGAGATGTTCCAGCTCCTTGTTGTATAGGAATCCAAACACCTGCCGAGTCGTTTGTATAAGCCGTTAATTGAATCCACCAAACTTCACCTGGATCTATAACTTCTATCGGATTACCGAGATTATCATTAATCGTAACTATATCACTTGATGAACCATCATTACGAATAAAAATATTCATGCCTAAGCTAACTTCATTAGCATTTGGAAAATTAACTTTACATCCAGTTTTTGTAACAACAAAATTGGTTGTAGCAGCTAAAACATTTAGAGACGTTGCATATGGTGTTGGCCATACAAAAGTTGAAATAGAATTTGCTACATCTAAATCATAACTTGTGTAACTTACATACGCCGTTTGCACAGCACCATAACTTATTGATTGAATAGTCATATTTTTTCCTTAATGGTTATTACTGGTAAATCCTACATAAATACGACTTAAATCTTCTGCATTTACGGCATCTTTTGCTTTGGAATAATAATCTGTCCATACAGGCAAACGTTCATCATCCTTTAAATAAGATGCTGTTTCTAAAAGACAGGCATAAATCAATACTTGAGGAATAGTACTTGTTAAAATGTTTGTGCCATTTGTTTCGTCTAAAAGAGGTGGCAATGCATAATATCCAAATTCGTAAGGATAATCTTGATCAGGCGTAGGAACTATTTTTGTGGTATTAAAGGTATAATCTGCAAAATATTTTGGTACGCCGACATCTGTTGGATTGGGCCAATAAGTATCGCAATACTCGTTAGATCTAAATTTAAGAATAAGTTTTTCACCGTTAGGTTGTAAAATATTAAAATAGTTACTTGTTATCCAATCTCCTGGTTTGGCAACTAATTGAACATTTGTAGTTAATGAATCAGTTACAAAATTCTTAATGTTTAAGATCTTTAAGTCTTTACAAACACGTTGTTGTCCTAAAACCAAAAATACAGGAATAGTATCAATAAAACGTGCATCTTGACGTTCTACATAATCCTTAATGGTTGTCGTTAATGTTTCATAAGTTAGGACAAATGCCATTTATATTTAAATAAAATTAAATTTATATTTAATTTTATACTTAATTACAAAAAATTTCTATTGCATTTATACGAAAGGGTAAGAAAAGACTAAACCAAAAGAATTTCCATTTTGACCAAAATTATAAATATTGGTATTTACATATTTTGGTGACGTAGATGTATAAGTTGTACCGTTAAAAGTGGTGAGTTTTGTTAAAACAAACGTATTACTAATACCATTCCAAAAACATGTGTTTCTGGAACCCCTAAATGGATCTTTTTAAGATTACGAGAGCTTTTTCCTAAAATGGTGATTAAAAGATATTTACTTACTATTAATCATTTTGATGCTATAATGACAATGGTAACAATTGTCAAAAAAGGACGATATCTAATGTTATTGAGAGCAAAAATATCAAAAGGTGGAAAAATTTCTATACCTTCAATTTATCGTAAAATGCTTCAATTCAAGGATGGCGAAGAAGTTGTCTTAGATATGAAAAATGACACGCTTGTCATTTCTTCTTTGAGATGTCTTTTAGAAAAGTCACGACAACTAGTCAATCAGTACCATTCTGCTAATGAAAGCCTAGTTGATAAATTGCTAGCTGAACGCAAAGAAGAGGCCAAACATGAGTAAATTTATTCTTGATGCATCTGCGCTGCTTGCCCTTCTCAAAAATGAGCCTGGCGCTGATAAAGTTGAGCCCTTGTTGGGGCAAATTGTCATGTCTAGCATCAATGTTTCTGAAACAGCCAGTATTTTGTTGGAATCAGAAATGACGGCCCAGGAAGTGCAAGAGTGCCTATTGCCTCTTATTTCTGATATTGTGCCTTTTGATGAGGAACAAGCTTTCAAAACGGCTGAACTTAGAAAACACACGAAAAAGCATGGCTTATCTTTAGGTGACCGCGCATGTATCTCTTTAGGCATAAAGATGGGCCTTCCTGTTTATACGGCTGACAAAGTATGGCAAAAACTTCAATTAGACAATCTTGAAATTGAGCTTATCCGATAAAAATATAGATACTAATTTTTCCTTAAGGGCAGAGAGAGTTGTAAATAAACGTAGTGTTTTTTATTATGTTTAATTCGAAGGGAACATTTCGGGGGACTGCTCAATTAACCCCTAATAGATAAGATGGGGTATCTGGTGCATTAGCCATTTTATGGAGCAACTCTTGAATAAAAGAAATTTATACCAGGATAAGTATATCCACTAGTTATTGATCCAAACACGTATACATACCCTGCGACAAACGTAGGTTGATAAGATGTATAAGTGATTCCATCAAAATTAATTATAGGATCTAAATCAAAAGAAAAAGTAGTCCCATTTTGAGTTCCATCAGTATATATATTAACGCTGCAAGAAAGTGTATATAAATAAGTAGATAAAGAGGAAACAATAATAGTTCCTTTACCAATTTTTACCCCTCCTATATTTGTAGGTATATAAGAAGATGGAACACTAGAACTATTAATTCCATATAAAGAGGTACTACCTGATACATCACATGTTAAATAAGTTCCATTAGCATTAACTGAAACAAAAATTAAATTTCCAATACGTTCATAAGCAATATCTAAATTGTAAGAAATTTGAGGTACTGAATAAGCAAATGCTACCGGATAGGTTGTTGTAGAATTTGTATAAAAAGAAAGATTGGAAGAATTAGATGATTGAGTAGTATTAGGAAACGTTAAAGTCCCAGGAATTCTGAAATCTGATGGAATGCTTAATGTTGTCGTACCAGAAACTGTATTAGCACTAATTTGATTTGTCGCTCCAACAATCGTTCCAATAGAACTTCCGTTAGCAGCAGAAGTTATGCGCCCAAAACTATCTACAGTGATTGTAGAATTTGTATAAGTAGCAGCGGTAACCGATGTAGTAGGCAACGCTACATTTATTGTTCCTGACGTCGTTACAGGGCTTCCTGTAACTGTTAAAGTTCCATTACTAGAAGTTACTCCAACAGACGTTACCGTGCCTGTTCCACCTGCAATACCGTTAGTAATGGCAGTTACACGACCATAAGTATCTACTGATACATTTGCATTTGTATAACTTCCAGATGATATTATGGCAGGCATATCTACATTGATTATACCACCAGTAGTAATAGGATTAGTTCCACCAATAATTAAACTGGTACTGGGAGATGCTAATTGAACTGAACTAACTGTTCCACCACCGCCTGATCCACCTGACCCATTGGCAGCAAAAGTTAATCGACCATAAGCATCTACATTTATATTAGCACTTGTATAGGCACCTGCAACAACACCGGTTGTTGGTAAATCAAAGGTAAAAGTACCAACGGTAGTTATTGGATTAGTTCCGCCAATAGTTAATGTTGAATTCGGTGATGTGGCACCAACTGAAGTTACCGATCCTGTACCTGCACCAGAAGGTGCATTATAATTTATTACAATGCGATTGTTTGCTGCATCAGCTACTGCAGAACATGTTGCACTACCACTACCGGTAAAATGTAATTCCGGATAATTTCCTACATTAGATCCACCATTAGCACTCGCCGTAATCAATTGTTGCGTCGTATTGGGGACGACACTAAAAATAGGCGTGCCATTTAATCCATCAGCATTAGCAATAGTAATTGACGAATTACTTACAAACGTTCTTGGTGTAATACTTTTAGAAAAAGAATTAAATGACAATATACCGGGTGTGTTTAAATTAGCTAATGATGCCAATCCTAATGCAGGAGATATCGTAAAATCTCCCCCTGCCCCACCAGATTCTGCAATTAAACCAGATCCTACAACAAGTTGTTGTGAATTTGGTAAAGTTGAATCATTGCTTACTAATAAATATGGTGAAGTGTCAGATGCATTGGCCATAAGAATAGATAAATATATTATATATATAAATAATAAACGGTTTTATTTACTTTGTCTTTATTTTTATTTAAAGAATAAATGCTTAATAACCTTCAATAATAATAATTCCATTATCTAATGAACCTGTACCAGTTAAGGCAGGAGCTAAAGATATCCCCTCTAGAAGTACCGACATTGAACAAATAAAACCAAAGTGGCGGCTGGTTACATGTTCGTTCCCTTAGGGCCCAGTTATAGTTGAAGCTGTTGTGCTTTTTGTTAAATTTGTGCATTTTTAATATTAGCCATTTTAAAATGGGTATATTGTATATTTTAGAATTTATTTTAACTATTACTGGTTGAGGCATAATATAACATATATCAAATGATTTTATTTTTAAATTCTGTTAATTCTTGTAAATCCTAATTTTAATTTAAAATCAGATGTAAAAGGATTATCTCCTGCAATAAATAAATGTAATGTTAAATTACCATCAAAAGTTCCTGCCATACCTCCTAAATCAACATAATCACACCAATTAACGGAACTAAAACTGCTATAAGTTCCATTACTAAAACCTGCGGGATTATTCCACCTACAAAATGGGGTTAATTGATTATAAAGAAATGGTGAATAAACATTTGAATTACTGTCCCATAATTCAAAATATATTGCGTACCCTTTATCAGAATTATATGTCATATTAAATTGGTTTAAATCAAAGTTTATTTGCCATCTTGTCGCCGTATATCCAGATTGTGGAACATTACTAAAAAATTGATTAGGTAAGTTAAATGCTATTTGATATACATCTCCAAATACCTGCCCACCATTAGTATAACTATAAGAAGAAGTTTCAAATACATTCAGACATATAGGGAGAGCCCAACCATAACTATTAATATTAGGAGCGTCTAAATTTATATTACCTTCACCGGCACTTGTTAATGAAATATTGTCATCTGCGGTAATAGTAATAGCATCATTAGTTGCATTAATACTTACATTGTCATTTGCATTTAAATTTAGATTATTACCAAGACAAGTAAGATTTCCGCTATTCACCGAAATAGAAGAGATTGTTCCATCATCAAAAGTTATAGATAGAGGGGTAATAGTCGTAAGATCAGTCCCATCAGAACTTATTGTAACTGTACCACTAAATGTTTGTGCATTTTTAATATTAGCCATTTATATAAACCTTAGTTAAATAGATTACACCCAAAAAATTAATTTGTTGAAACAGTATAAGTTATTTTCCAATTATATGTTGTCGCTGCAATACCTGTTACGGTTACAACTAAATTGTTTCCTGAAACTGCCACATTAAATGTTCCGGTAGAAGTTGCTAAAACTGCCACAAAAGGAGCTCCAACATTAATTGCTGCTCCTGCTGCACGCAATGCGGTAGCGACAAGTGAACCACCTGTTGCATCTGTATATGCTGCATCAGCTGCTTCGACAATTCCATTTAACGTTAAAACACTACTTGCGCCCAACGATATAGATAAGAGCGTAGTTGGGGTTGCATCAGTAGTTTGTACTGTAGCAGTAGAAGGGGCACCAGATACAGGCGCCCAAGTACCAGTACCAATTGCATCAGTTTGAAGGAAATAACCATTAACTGCGCCAGCTGCTTTTTTAAAAGCACCATCAACTACAAGATCAGAACTTGTTGTAATTGCACCGCTAAATGTTTGTGCATTTTTAATATTAGCCATTTAAATTCTCCTAAATTTAAATTAATTGAGATGTATAACTGACCGACCAATTATACGTAGTAGCAACAATTCCTGTGACCTGACACAATACAGATTGTGTTAAAGTATCAGCAGTAATAACTACATTTGTTGAAGAAGATGCATTAACTAGTAAAAATGGCGTTCCTACCATATAAACATCAGTTGCCGATCTTCCAACTGTTGCTGTAAACCACGCACCTGTTGTGTCTGCATGATCATCACTTGATCCAATAATTGAACCGGTTACGGTCACTGATTGATTTGTTGTCAAAGGAATAGAAAATAATGTAGTTGTTGTTGCATTAAGTGTTTGTAAAGTTGCTGTAACAGGGACAATATTGTAGGTAGAAATTGTTGCAACGCCTGAATTTACTGTACTTACAAGAATTCCAGAATCAAGAGCACCTAGATTAATTTCATTTGTAAGCGTGCTATTTTCAGATGCAGTTAAATAGGAGGCTCCAATAGGAGCTCCACCACTATGAAGATCTACATAATTTTTTGTTACAGCATCTTGAGCATCAGTTGGATCTGCTAAATTAAAAATTTTATATCCAGATAAATTAACATTTGTAATGGCAGGATATAAAGACCATTGAGATGAAGCATTTAACCCACTGTAACTTACAAGAATACGGTTATTAGCTGCATCAGCTGATACTGAACAACTTATACCATTTGTTCCCGAAAAATTAATTTGAGGATAATTACCTACACTTGATCCTGCATTTCCACTTGCTTGAATTAATTGATTTGTTGTTTGTGGAACAACTCCAAAAGTAGGTGGCGCACCATTTCCACCAGGATCATTAATTGCAATGCTTCCATCACTTTGAAAAACAACAGTTTTTATAACTTTATTGGACGGGTTATAAACAACAAAACCTTGGGGTCCAATAAGATTTGCAAAATTTGCTAATGCTCCGTCAGCAGCGACCGTAATATGTCCACCTGCACCACCAGAACTAACAGATAATCCTGTACCCGCCGTTAATGTTTGAGAATTGGGCAATGTAGTGTCAGGACTAACCAAGACATAATGAGAAGTATCAGAAGCATTTGCCATAAAGTGTATCCTCTAATGATAAACAAAATTTAAACTTATAAAATTATTCGATACTAAAGGTCCTGTATTAGTAAGCGGATCTGCTGCTGGTATAATTAAACCTGGAGCAGCATTCCCTTCTATTTGCATTGCTAAAGTAAAACCACCTGTTGCTAAATTAATAGCATAGAATTCATTAAAAGTATTGGGAATAAATACTGTAATATTATTTGTTAACACTCCAATAAATCTAATAACCATATTATCAAATTGTTGTTCAGTAAGCAGAATGTCGATTCCTCCACTTACATCAATGGTAATTGTGCTAATTGTATTGTCATAAACGATTGGATCTGGGCGAGCATGATTAAGTGGAACTGGATCTAAGCGAATAATAGGAACAAGATCTTGTGGATTAGGTTTATCGGCAAACTTTGGATTTACCCAAAAACCTGTCCAAACAAGTCCATTACCTCGATATTGGTATTGTTGAATCATATTACTATGGCGAACCATTAAACCGCTGTAATCACATGTTCCAATACCACGTGGTTTTTGTTTGTTTTGCCTAGTGTATTTTCCCTTAGATCCAATACGCATTTATTTACCCAAATAACTAAAATCTGGTTTGAATGACAAAATAAAGTTTGATTGATCTGTCATTGCCGCATTATTAAAGGCTTCAACTTTGTCTTCTTTTAATTGAACAATTTTGTCTGATGGAACATTAAAAATAGATTTTGAAGCTAATCGATAGGCAAGCTCAGCTACTAGTGCTTCAACAAACCGTCTTGGAACATCAAATTCATTAAAAAGATACGTGACATCTTGAGGGTAAAAATACCCTGTATACAGTAAACCTGTATACGTTTGATTGGGAACCGGCCACAACGTAATTGTTGGATTAGCTTGAGAATTAAAAAAATATCCAGAGGGATAACTCTGCGTTAATTTATTAGAAACTTGCATCCATTGGGTATAAGAAAGAGCAGTTAATGCCCTGTCTCCTTGGCCATTATTAATAGGTTCAGCAAAATACAATTGTTGGATAGCTAGAGTAGCACCGCCTGTCTCTAAAATTCTCCAATATTGAGCATTTAAAGAATTTTCAATAACAATCCATCCTATTTGATCCATGTTATAAATGGTTTGTTTAGGTGTATTAATGGTTAACCAATTAGCACCATCAAAAGAATATTGAACCGCAAGTTTATAAACTGAATTATTATTTAATGGCTGAATGCCTACATAAAATATGGAATTTCCATTAAAGCTATTGTTAGTGCTTAATGTATTTGTCCCGTAATTGTATCCAATATCTCCATTAGGATTAGCAAGTGTACACCCTGCTGTAGAATTAGGATCAAAAACATTTGCTGCGGAACCAGAAGCAACCGTAGAGGATAAAGCTATACCACCTGTATTTAATCGTTGGGGTTGAATAGCAATGACATCAATAATCTGCGTCATTTGTGGGGGAAGTTGATATGTCATTTGACCTTGATACAAGGTAATCATCTGACGTTTACGCATCCACGTAAGAGGAACTTTTCCCATCCAATCTGTTAAAGCAAGATTGGCAGACATTTGAGCTGAAGCAATCATTGGTTCAGAGATTTCATTTCCTTTAACGCCTATGCGTTCAAAGGATTCTCTGAAAAATTCATCTATCTGTGTAGTGATTCCAAAAACGTACGAATTGCTTGTTGCCATTCACTTATCTATTACCTCTGTGATGAAAATGACTTAATGTATCTGCTAAACGCGCACGTCTAGCTAATTTTGGATCAGAACTATGTTCAGCACGCATTATCATACGACGAGGAATTTTCTTGCCTTCTGGAACGCCCAAGTCATTATGAAGTTTTTCTTTAGATGAGGATGATAAAGCATCTTGAATCCATTTTTTACTCATCACGTAATTCCTTGTTGTAGGAACGTGAAAATAGCTTTTTCGTCTGCATTTAAAACGGCATTATCTTCTATTCGCCACCAGATTGTTGCGATGGGATAATTCAGTTGTGCAATTTGATTATCACTAGCACCAGTCATATTAGTTGCTATTGGAAAAGCTGGAATTTCTCCACCAACAAAAGGCATAATATTTCCATATCCAGCCAAACTTGGATAAGAAGGTTTATTCAGACTTACATACCCACTATATAAAAGCGACGTAGTTGCAAATACTTGTGCCGAACATGATGCATACCAAGCTTTACGGTCATAATCAGGAAACAAATAATGTGTAATCCCATACGTACCGAAACCGGCGCTAATATTTGCTGCAGCCCCATTTATTGAAATAGAATCTATGCGTGTAAAAACACCTAGGGTTTCAACATTATCATTATTAGGACCAGTTATGGTTTCTGAATAAGTGTTAAAAATTGGTCCCGTAGGATTACCCACACCATCAACGGCCGAACCAAGACCTGTAATTGTTACATTTAGCGCACTTAGATTAGCACTACTTGAAATCAAAACAGCTCTTGCTACGCCATTATAGATATAAGATCCAAATGGATTGGTAGTAGTAGGAAAAGCCAAAGTATTGTTTGGGAGCGTATTGGTATTAAGTACTAAGTTTCCTGCACCAGCAAGTGCTTGAACAGAAGCTATAGTATCTGTATTTCCACTAGACGGTTCCCAAACAATAATCTGTGCTTGACTCATTATGCAGGTGTTCCTGAGTAATATTGCATTACACCAACCTGATCATCGATGGTAATTTGACGACGCGTTCGCAATGCACCAACTTGACCACCCGCTGGAAGCGGAACAGAAGCTTGTTGACTTACGAAATTATCAAATCCACTGATAAAGGCTGTAAAATGTAATACATTATATCCATTAGCCGGAGTCGAAGGTTTATATGTGCCCCTTACATCTCCAGTTGTGTTAGTTGCTGTATTATCATCTGCTGGAATAAAGTCACCTAGTGGCGCAGCATAATCAGCTATAACCATATTATATGGGAAAATTACCCAGTTAAATGTTGATACATCAGTATTTACAAGATTTCCTGCGTTATCTTTTGCCTGAACAATAAAGCTAACACCGTTATTTTTTGTTGTAACATCAATCCACGTACCATTAGCAGCACCACCTAAAGTATTGTAACAAGCTAAAATAACACTATTAGCTGCAACAGATGTGGTAGCAATAGTTGCTGTACCAGCTGCTAAAGTAGCTGTACCCTGTGTTAATCCTTGTATATTTTGAAGAATAGTCCATTTAACAGTTGAAGTATCAATATTGCTACCAGATCTAATGGTAAATCCTACACCGGGAATTATTTCATTTGAACGTACTGATAATGTACCTGCCGTACCTGAAATTGTTTGGTAGTTAACAAGGATAATACTATTACTTTGAACCGAAGTTGTATTAACATTAATAACACCAGCTACCATATTAGTAGAAATACCACTAACCCATTCTTGTGGCATAATTGCCCATTCAGCACTAGAGGTTTCGGTATCATCAGTTGAAGTTATAGTAAAACTTACTTCTGGATTAATATTTAAAATACTCCATGAACCATGTGCTGTTCCAAAAGTTGATACATTAGAATAAATAAAACTATTTGCATTAACATTTGTGGATGGAATTGTAATAGCACCATTAATCATATTACTAGCTCCAGCTCCATAAGTAGCAGAACTTCCTGTTACAAAAGGTGGATTAGTAATTAACCAATTTATTGTACTTTGATCATCAGCATCAGAATTTATGACAAAAGAAGTATTATTAATAACATCTGCTACTGGTACTGATAAATGACCTCTAGCAGCTCCAATTGCTGTATTGACTGTAACTTGAATATTGCTTGCTTTTGTTACAGCTGGGCTGTTAACAATTACTGATCCTGGGCTTGATGCTAAAGTCGCTACACCAGTTAAATTATTAGATGATACATCTTCTTCTGAAGTAGACATATCAGAAGCATTACCCCAACGTATAGAATCAATATCACCGGCAGATTTTAATCTAAACGGTAAACCAAAAGTATCTGTAGCTTGAATCTGAACAGTAGAACCAGTTGCGGCACCATTCCAATACACTCTAGTAACGGTATAAAAAGCTTTTTTAAGATCATAGGTACCAGCTTCATTTACCACTACAGATTCTTGTAATGAAACACCATAATAGTCTTGTCCAAAAACTGTTATTGTTGCAATTGCACCAATATTACCATTGGCAATAGTAACAGATAAAGCTCTAGGCCAATCTAATTGAAGATAGGTGCTACCATTTCCAGCAATTCCAGAAGTTGATACGTATCCATCTTGAGAAAGTGCAAGATTTGCAGCGCCAGCAGGTGAAAATGGTGCACCAAATCCAACAATATTACCTGCAACACTAGGTCCTCTAGGAATTATGTTGTACGTATTTTTAGCAGACGTAAACATTCCTAATCCCCATTGTGTATAGGAATATGGTTGCACAGTGGTATTCGAATAAGGAAATCCTTGACCATTAACGCCAGCACCTGAAACAACGGTTCTATCTAGAATAGGACCAAGTCTTGTACCATCATTAAATTCAGACCCTAAAGGAATATTTGTATTCGTTAAATAGGCATTATCAGCCATAGCTAGTCTCCTCTAAAATCCCTTTATGCTGAACCTTGTGCGCCGAACGTGCCACGCCAGTTAGAACAACCAAAGCTATAACGCTCTAATGCACGAACTGTTGTGTTATCGGTCACTGGATCCATAATGAAATCGATATCAAGGTTCGTACGTTGGAACATTTTGAAACCGTTTGGTTCATCAGTAAGAATAAACCAGTTATAAGGACTAGTTAGGAATGGGTTAATAATATATCCACCAGGTAGATACTTATCATGAACGATCGCATTGATATCATTGTTTGCTGTGCCAGTTCTGAAAGATGATTTCAAAATTCTTGCAGCTTGGAAACCAAGACGTGGTGAAACAAGCAATGATTAAG